GTGACGAGCTTGCTCGACGCGTTAGAGCCCGGGGACTTGATCCGGATGCTGTGGGATTGGTCATTTCTCGCCAGAGCCGACCAGAAGGCACCGAAGGGTGACTGGACGACCTGGCTCCTCCTCGGCGGACGCGGGGCGGGCAAGACCCGCAGCGGCGCGGAGTGGATCCATGAGCGGGTCCGCGCCGGCGCCGAACGCATCGCGCTTGTCGGCGAGACCTTCGCCGACGGGCGGGAGGTGATGGTGGCCGGTCCCTCAGGTCTACTTCATACGGGTTTTCCCTCCGAGCGTCCGCGCTTCGAGCCGAGCCGCCGCCGGGTCATCTGGCACAACGGCGCCGAGGCGCACCTCTTCTCCGCCGAAGACCCCGAAGGCCTGCGCGGCTATCAGTTCGATACAGCGTGGTCTGATGAGTTGGCGAAGTGGCCATCCGGCAAGGACTGCTGGTCGAACCTGCAGCTCGGCCTGCGGCTCGGGGACGATCCCCGGCAGGTCGTCACGACGACGCCCCGGCCAACCAGGCTGCTGCGCGAGATCATGGGGCGTGAGAACACGGTCCTCACCCGAAGCTCGAGCTACGACAACCGCCCGAACCTCGCGGACGCCTTCTTCGCCGAGATCACCGCGGTCTACGAAGGTACCGCGCTTGGCCGGCAGGAGCTGGATGGCGAGCTGATCGAGGACAGGAGCGGCGCCCTCTGGACCCGCGCCATGGTCGAAGAGGCGCGGGGACCGCGTCCGTCCGTCTTGAGACGGATCGTTATTGCTGTCGATCCTCCGGTCACCAGTCACGAGGGCTCCGACGCCTGCGGTATCATCGTCGCAGGGCTGGACGAGAGCGATCCGCCTAGGGCCTACGTTCTGGCCGACGAAACGGTGCAGGGCTTCAGCCCCGCAAAATGGGCGGCGCGGGCAGCCGAGCTCTACCACGCTTATGAGGCCGACCGCATCGTCGCGGAAGTCAATCAGGGCGGCGATCTCGTCACCGAGGTGATGCGCACCGCAGATCCTTCCGTCCCGGTCAAACCCGTCCGCGCGAGCCGCGGGAAGATCGCGAGGGCCGAGCCCGTAGCCGCGCTCTACGAGCAGGGGCGGGTGCGCCATAGCCGGCCCTTCCCGGAGCTCGAAGACCAGATGACCGCCTTCACCGGCGAAGGCGGCGACAGCCCCGACCGCCTCGATGCGCTCGTCTGGGCACTGAGCGACCTTCTTCTCGGCGTGCGGCCGAAGCCCACTATCCGAACCTTTTGAGAGGAACTCATGCTGAAAAGACTGACGAGGGCCACCCGGCCCCAGGAGAAGCGTTCGGCGAGCCTCGCCGAGCTGATCGCGCGCTACGGCGCAGGCGAGCCGGGTGAGGCGGCCACGCCGCCGAACTATACGGGCAATGTCATCGCCTTTCGCGCGGTGAGGATGGTGGCGGAAGCCGCCGCATCCGTACCCCTGAGCGTGCATGAGGGGAGCGAAGTGCTCGAGGACGGTAACCTCGTACGCCTTCTCGCCTCGCCCAATCCCGACCAGTCGGGTGCGGAGCTTCTCGAGGAAGTCTATGGCTACCTCCAGACCCACGGCAATGCCTATCTCGAGAAGCTCGACAATGAAGAGGAGACACGTGCGCTCTTTCTTCTTCATCCGGATGACATCACAACCACGGAGCAAGGCTACCGGCACCGCAGCGGTCGGGGCGAACGGCTGATCGCCCCCGATCTGACCGGGCGCATGCCGCTTTTGCATCTCGCCATGTGGCAGCCCGGCAAGACCCGCCAGGGCTATGCTCCGCTTCAGGCGGCGCGCAGCGCGATCCAGCTCCACAATGCGGCGAATGGCTGGAACCGGCAGCTCCTCCAGAACGCGGCCCGGCCGTCGGGCGCACTGATCCACCGGGGCGGCGAGGGCGGTCACCATCTGACCCCGGAGCAGTTTGACAGGCTGAAGGTCGAGCTCGAAGAGGGCTTCACCGGAATGAGGGGGGCGGGGCGTCCGCTCCTTCTCGATGGCGGTCTCGACTGGCGGCCGATGGGCATGACCCCGGCGGAGATGGACTTTCAGAACCTGAAAGACAGCGCCGCTCGCGAGATCGCGCTCGCGTTCGGCGTCCCGCCCATGCTGCTCGGCATTCCCGGCGACAATACCTATGCGAACTATCGCGAGGCCAATCTCGCCTTCTGGCGTCAGACCGTCCTGCCGCTCGTCCGCAAGGTGTCGGGCGCGATGGCGGGTTGGATGGATGATGGCCGCCGCGTCAGGATCGAGCCCGAGCTCGACCGCATCCCGGCCCTCGCGACGGAGCGTCAACAGCACCTCACCCTCGTTGCCGAAAGCGACGTTCTGACCACTGCCGAAAAGCGCCGCGCCCTTGGCTATCCAGCCGAGCCGGAGAGCTGCTCGTGAGCGATCCGGCAAGGATCGCAGCGGACCTGTCAGCGGTGCTCCTGGTTCAGACGATCACAGGGCTTCTCTGGGCAGGCGCAGCGGCCGCGCGCCTCAACCACCTCGAAGCCCAGCTCGGCGGGGTTTCGGCGCTCGAGGTGCGTGCGGCGCGCCTCGAGGAGCAGACCCTTCACCTGCGCGCTGCGCTCGGCCGGATCGAGGCCAAGCTCGACCGGGCCCTGACCGACGAGGCGCCGCGATGAGCGGGGTCATGCGCGCAGAGATCGAAGGCTACGCCGCACTTTTCGGCGAGCCAGACCTTTCGGGCGACGTGATCGGCAAAGGCGCTTTTTCGCAGCAACTTATCCCCGCCCACAGGCCGCCGGTTAGGATGCTCTATCAGCATAAGGCGGAGTGTCCGATCGGTGTCTGGAACGAAATCAGGGAAGACCATCGCGGGCTCCTCGTGCGCGGCGCGATCTTTCTCGACAGCGCCCGGGGGAGCGAGGTCCACGGCCTGCTTCACGGCGGCGCCATCGATGGGCTGTCGATCGGCTTCAAACCGAAGCGCAGCTTCCGGCGTAAAGGCGGCCGCCTCATCACCGAAGCTGAGCTCTGGGAGGTCAGTATCGTGACCTTTCCCATGGCCCCCGCCGCCCGGGTTACCCGCGTCGGCGGACCGGGCGAACACCTGCCCCGCAACCTCTTGTCAGCGTGAAGGAAAAAGCATGACACTTCAAACCAAAGCCATGTCGATCGAGGCCAAGGCGGCCGCCGATCTTCTGCATACATTCGAGAGCTTCAAGGCGGAAAACGACAGCCGCCTCGATGCCCTCGAGAAGCGGGGACAGAGCGATCCGCTGCAGGACGAAAAGCTGCGCCGCATCGAAGCCAGTCTCAACGAACAGAAGAGCGCGCTCGACCGGCTGACCATCAACACCCTTCGCGGCCGCGACCATGGCGGCGCGGCGCCCGAAGAGAAACAGGCGTTCGAGCAATATATGCGCGCCGGGATCCTCAGCGCACCGTCCGAGAAAAGCCTTTCGGGCTCCACCGATGCCGATGGCGGCTATACCGTGCCCACCCAGATCGAAGCGGCAATCGACCGCGCGCTCGGCGATGTCTCGCCCTTCCGCCAGTTCGCGACGGTGCGGCAGATCACTGGCTCGACCTACAGGCTGGCGGTGAACGAGGCGGCCTATGCCTCGGGCTGGGTCGGCGAGACCGAAGCGCGGCCCGAAACAGCCACGCCGCAGATCTCCGCTATCTCTTTCAAGACGGGCGAGATCTACGCCATGCCGGCCGCGACGCCGCAGCTTCTGGAAGATTCAGCGGTGGACATCGAGGCGTGGATCGCCTCGGAGGTACGCGGCACCCTCGCGGATGCCGAAACCCAGGCCTTCGTCAATGGTGACGGCGTCAACAAGCCCCTTGGGTTCCTCAGCGCACCGCAATCGGCTGATGCCTCGCGCGGCGCGATGGAGATCGGGACCCTGGGCGGGCAGCTCGACGGCGATGCCCTGATCGGCCTCACCTATGCGCTCGATACGCGGTACCGCGACAAGGGCCGGTTCGTCGTCAACCGCCGTACGGCCGAGGCGATCCGCAAGCTGAAAGACGCGGACGGCAACTATCTCTGGGCGCCGGGCCTTCAGGCCGGTCAGCCGGCGACCCTTCTCGGCTACCCGGTGAGTGAGATCGAAGCCATGCCCGATGCGGGCGCGGGCAACCCGGCGGTGGCCTTCGGTGACTTCGGCGCGGGCTATCTCATCGTCGACCGCAAGGGCGTTCAGGTCCTTCGCGACCCCTTCAGCGCCAAGCCTTACGTGCTCTTCTACACCACCAAGCGCGTCGGCGGCGGGGTCCAGGACCACGCGGCGATCAAGCTCCTGACGGTGGGCTGAGCCGCGCCATGAGCATGTTCGAGCGCATCACCCCGCCCGCAGCCGAGCCGTTCACCCTGAGCGACCTCAAGGCAGCCCTGCGGATCACCCACGCGGAGGAAGACGAGCTGGTGATGCGTCTCGGCATCGCAGCGCGGGCCCTGGTCGAGCGGCGGCTGGGCCATGCCATCGCCGCGCAAGGCTGGAGGCTGACCCATCGCGGTCCGTTGAGCGGGGCCCTCACCCTCCGCCCCGGTCCGGTCAGGACGATCAGCGCGGTCGCGCTGCGCTACGGGGAGGGGGCGTTCGAGGACGCCCCCTCCTTCCGCCTCCTGAGGGGCCATCCCGACCGCGTCCTGATCGAGGCCGCACCCTCGAAGAACGGCGTCGCGCTCGAAGAGGCCGAAGTGACCTTCGAGGCGGGACGTCAGGACCCGGACAGTACGCCCGAAGAGCTGGTCCAGGCGATCACGCTTCTCGCGGCGCATTACTACGAGAACCGCGAAGCCGTGGCGGAGGGCCGCTACGTGGCCCTGCCGTCATCGGTGGAGACCCTTCTTGCGGGGCTGCGCGAGGTGCGGCTGTGAGCGGCGCGCTGCGCGAGCCCCTGACCCTCCTACGGCCCGAAAGACAGGCAGATGGGGGCGGCGGCTGGTCGGTGACCTGGCAGGAAGCGGGCACGGTCTTCGCCGCCCGCGAAGCGCAACCCGCCGCGAATGCAGAGCTTTTCGGGCAGGCCATGAAGCGTCGGCGACAGGTCTTCACCCTGCGCGGCGGGGGGGACATCGTCTTCGAAATGCGCCTGCGCCACCGGGGCCGCGACTACCGCATCAACGACATTCAGGAGGCGGACGGCAAGGACCGTTTCCTCCGCATCTTCGCCGAGGAGGTTCCACAATGATTTCCGCTGCCGCTTGGGAGCTGCAGATGGCGCTCTACGATCATCTCTCCCGCGACACCGAGCTGGCGACATGGATCGGTAATCCGCCGCGCATCCATGACGCCCTGCCGGAAGACCCGGTCTTTCCTCTCATCCGCATCGGAAGCGCGCGGCAGGCCCCTTACCGGGACATTCCGGGGGCAGAGGAGCATTCCGTCCGTATCGGCATCGCCTCGCGCTGGGGCGGGCGCAAGGAATGCAAGAAGGTCGCAGACGTCGTCCGGCGTTCGCTACAGGACGTGAGGCTCGCCCTGCCCAGCCATTCGGTGAGCCGGGCCCGTGTCCTGTTCGAGGACCATCTGCGCGACCCCGACCTCGAAACCATGCAGGCGACGCTGCTCTTCCGTTTCGTCAGCCGGGCGAATACGGCGGAGGCGGCATGAGCTTCATTCGCAGCGAAGATGCACAGCTGATGGTGGGGGAGGCGAGCCCACTCGCCCTCGGCACCCTAACGGCGCGTGAGCTGATCCTGACACGGACGGTCGATGAGCGGACGTCGGCTGGCGGTGACGGCTGGCGCGAAGCGGCGGCGCTGACAGCGCCGGTGCGGGCCGATCTCAAGGCCGAGGGCCTTCTCGTCTCGGACGCGGCAAGCCGCATGGTCCGCGCAGCGATGATCTCCGGGCAGGCCGCGCGCTTCGCCCTCTCCGTTGACGGGGAAGGCACCTGGGAAGGCGCGTTTCTCGTCCGCCAATGGTCGCTCGAAGCGGCGAATGGCGGCGAAGTGATTTTCCGCCTGCGCCTTACTTCCACCGGCCCCGTGAACTTCGAAGAGGAGACTCCAGCATGACGACCGAACCCGAAACCCGGCCAGGCGCCGAAAGCGTGAAGGCCATGACCGACGAGATCGACGCGGCCTTCACCGAGCTCAGCCGCTCGGTCTCGGGTGAGCTCGCCCGGATGGCCAGCGACAGCCGCCGCTCGGTCGAGGAGATGGTTGAGGGCGTCATCGAGGACATGGCCCGGCTTGCGGCCGAGCGCCTTCTCGAAGACCCGCTGCGCGGCGGGCTCGACGGCGGCGGCAGCCGCCGCGAGGGTTCGCGCTGGCTCGATATCCTGATGCGCCGGACACTGCGTAATGGATAAGAGCCTCTTCCACGACGTGTCCTTTCCCTTGCCCCTCCTCATCGGTGCGAGGGGCGGACCGGAGCGGCGGACCGAGATTGTCGAGCTCGCCTCCGGCCACGAAGTCCGCCGCAGCCGCTGGCGCGCTTCCCGCCGGCGCTACGACATCGGCGTTGGCGTGCGAAGCCCCGCGGAAGCCGGGGAGCTTCTCGCTTTCTTCGAAGCGCGCGAGGGCCGTCGTTACGGCTTCAGGCTGACCGATCCGCTGGATCACAGCTCGGCTGCGAGCGGCGACGATCCGGCACCGTTCGATCAGGCGATCGGCCTTGGTGATGGCGTACGCAGGAGCTTTCCTCTGGCCAAGGACTATGGCGGCGTCAAACGGACGATCATGCTGCCGCACCCGGGTAGTCTCACGGTTGCGGTCGATGGTGAGGCGCTGGCGCAGGGTTGGAGCTTCGCTGACGGCGAGATTCATTTCGACCTGCCGCCCGAGGCGGGGAAGACCCTGACAGCCGGGTTCCTTTTCGATGTTCCTGTCCGCTTCGGCGAGGACAGCCTGTCCTTCACCCTCGGTGCGCAGGGCGCTTCCCTCAGCGGACTGACCTTGCAGGAGGTGCGCTTGTGAGACCGATCGACCAGACCCTTGCCGCGCGCCTCGCGCGCGCCGGGGCCGGGACCGCCCGTGCGCTGAGGCTTTTCCCGAAAAGCGGCGGCACGCTGGGCCTCACCGACCATGACCAGCCGTTGAAGCTTCTTGGAACCGTGTTCCGCAGCGCCCCCGGCATGCGGCTTGGTCCCCTGACCCGCCGGGCCGATCTTGCGCCGGACCATGCGGAGATCGAGACCGCCCTTGGCGAAGGCGGGCTCGAGCAGGGCAAGCTGGCTGCGGGCGAGCTTGCGGGGGTTCGCGCCGATCTCTGGCTGGTGGATACCGAAGACCCGTCCTTCCGCCTGATGCTCAGTAAGGGCACGATCGGCGAAGCGGCGATCGAGGGGGATCGGGTCCTTCTCGAATATCGCGGCATGAAGGAGGCGCTGGGCCGCCCGGTGGGTAGGGTCTACCAGAAAAGCTGCGACGCCGTTCTCTACGACAGGCGCTGCGGCCTTGATGCGGCCGATCATAGCCACGGCGTGACCATCCTTCAGGCGGATGGTCTGAGCTTGCAGATCGAAAGCGCGGACGGGACCGATCCTTCGGCCTTCGCTGGCGGCAGCCTCCGTTTCGATCATCATGGCCTGCCGGTCACGGCGCCCATCCGCACCGCGCGGCGGGCGGCCAGGGTGCTCTACGTCACCCTGTGGGAAGCGTTCCCCGCCAAGCCGGAGAACGGCACCGCAGCCACCATCACACTCGGCTGTGACAAGCGTTTTTCGACCTGCCGCGACCGCTTGGGCAATGCCGAGAACTTTCGCGGCTTCCCGAGTATTCCGGGCACGGACACCCTGGCCGTGAAGGCGGGCCGGCGCTGATGCGTTCGAACCTGCATCGCGCTGCAATCCTGGAGGAAGCCGCCGGCTGGCTCGGCACGCCCTACCGCCACCAGGCAAGCGCGCGGGGGCGGGGGGCGGACTGCCTCGGCCTCCTTCGCGGCGTCTGCGCGGCAGTCTGGGGCAAGGGAGCCGAAGCGCCGCCACCCTATCCGCCGCGCCTCAGAAAGGAAGACGGCGAGCCGCTTCTTGCAGCGGCGGAGCGGTTTCTCCTTCCGGTCAGCCAGGCCGAGCCGGGCGACGTCCTTCTCTTCCGTATGCGCCCCAGCCTGCCGGTGGGGCATTGCGGCATCCTTCTTCCCGAGGGCCGTTTCATCCACGCCTATGAGGGCCAATGCGTCCTCACCTCACCCTTTGACCGTTTCTGGCGCGAGCGTCTCGCGGCCAGCTTTTCGATACCGGAGGCCCCATGACCCAGAGCGCGAGCAAGGCCGCATCCCACCTCATCCGCCGCGCCGCCAAGGACGCACCGCGCATCGCCGCCGACCTTGCGGCCCGCCACGCGGCCCAGGCGGCGACGGCGCTGATGTTCGGCGGCGAGCGGTCCGAGACCGCAGCGCCCGCCCTCGAAGCGATCCGCCTCCTGACAGCAGGCGAGGGCGGCGGGGTGCCGAAGGTCTATGGCCGTGGGCGCGTGGGCGGCCAGATCATCTGGACGGGCGAGGTACAGGAGGCTACCACCACCATAAGGTCCGTAGAGGGCGCGAAGGGCTTTCGCCGGGCGACGGAAGAGGAGACGACCGAGGCGCGCTACAGCCTCTCTCTCGCCATCGCACTTTGCGCCGGTCCATTGACCCGCATCGCCCGGGTCTGGGCCGATGGGAGGCTCATCACCCTCGGCGATTTCGATTACCGCATCCATCATGGCGCGGAGGATCAGACGCCGGACCCGCTCATCGAAGCGGCAATCGGCGGGCCGGCGCCCGCTTACCGCGGTCTTTCGTATATCGTCTTCGACAGCTTGCCCCTGGCACCCTTCGGCAACCGGGTGCCGCAGTTCAACTTCGAGATCGAATGCCCCTGTGGGGAACGGCGCGAGCACGATCTTGAAGAGGCCGTCCGTGCCGTGACCATCATCCCAGGATCGGGCGAAGGGGTCTACGCCTTCGAAACCCTGCATGACGAGCGGGACGAAGGGGTGACGAAGGCCGTCAACCGGACCAACGGGCTCGGCCTTACGGACGCCGAGGCGAGTTTCGATCACATGACGGCGGTCCTTCCGAACACCGAAGCCGCCTCGCTGGTGGTGAGCTGGTTCGGGACGGACCTTCGGGCAGGGTCGTGCGAGGTGCTGCCGGGCGTCGAGAGCCGGGAGCGGAAGCTCATGCCGACTGAGTGGTCCGTGGGAGGATACGACCGCGCCTCGGCGCGCCTTGTCAGTCAGAAGGACGGCCGCCCGGTCTATGGCGGCACCCCATCCGATAGCGAGGTGACAGCGGCGATCCGGGCGTTGAAGGCGAGGGGGCTGTCGGTGATGTTCCACCCCTTCATCCTGATGGATGTGCCGCAGGGTAACGGCCTTCCCGACCCTTACGGGACAAACGAGCAGGCGGCCTTCCCCTGGCGCGGGCGGATCACCGGGACGGACCCGGCTTTGGCGGCAGATGATGCGGCGAGCTTTTTCGCGAGCTATGGCAAGATGGTTGTTCACTACGCAACGCTGTGCCGCGAAGCCGGCGGTGTCGATGCGTTTCTTCTTGGCTCGGAGCTTCGCGGCCTGACAAGGCTGCGCGCCGCGGATGGCAGCTATCCCGCGATAGGTCACCTGATCGCACTGGCGGAGGAAGTCAGGGCGATCCTTCCGGACACGAAGCTCTCCTACGGTGCCGACTGGACCGAATATGGAAGCCATGTTCCGGAGGGCGAGCCGGGTGGCCTCGCCTGGCCGCTCGATCCTCTCTGGGCTCACCCGGCGATCGATTTTATCGGCATCGACAATTATTTCCCGCTCAGCGACTGGCGCGAAGGCATCAACCATCGTGATGCGCAGGAAAGCAGCGGGCCTTACGATCAGGCCTATCTCGAAGGAAGGATTGCTTCGGGCGAGAGCTATGACTGGTATTATGCCGACCTAGCCGAGCGCGAGACGCAGACACGCCGTCCCATTACGGACGGCCTTCACGGCGAGCCATGGGTCTATCGGCCGAAAGACCTCTGGTCGTGGTGGGCGAGCACGCACCATCCGCGCGAGGCGGGAAGCCGGCTCGCAGCCACCCCCTGGCAGCCGCAGAGCAAGCCCATCTGGTTCACCGAACTCGGTTGCCCCGCGATCGACAAGGGCCCCAACCAGCCCAACGTCTTCGTCGATCCCAAATCTTCCGAAAGCGCACCGCCCTATCATTCGACCGGCGCGCGGGACGACAGGGCCCAGCGCGCCTTCCTCGAGGCCCATCACCGCTTCTGGTCGGACCCTGTGAACAATCCCGTCAGTGCGCTGACGGGCGAGCGCATGGTCGATGCCCGGCGGCTCTTCGTCTATGCGTGGGATGCAAGGCCGTGGCCGGAGTTTCCGGTGCGCAGCGATGTCTGGGCCGATGCCGAGAACTGGCTGACAGGTCACTGGCTGAATGGCCGCGCGGGGCGCATTCCCCTTGGCCGCCTGATCGAGACCGTCGCGCGGGACGCGGGGCTCCTCGCCGTGGACGCCTCGGCATGCGACCGCCTGGTCAGCGGGATGAGCGTCACCGGGCCCCTTTCCCCGCGCGAGGTTCTCGAGCCGCTTCTGGCGCTGTTTCAACTCGACGCGACGGATCGCGAGGGGCTTCTCATCGTCAGGCCGAGGACCGGGCGGGCGGAGGAGCGTATCAGCGAAAAAGATCTGGCGCTTGCCGATGACGGCCCGCCGCTTCTTCTCGACAGGCTTCAGGACACGGAACGCCCCGCGGCGCTGTCCATCACCTTCGCCGATGAGCTTTCAGGCTTCGACCTGAAGACGATCGAGACCCGGGATGAGACCGCGACGGGCGGCATGACTTTGAGGATCGCGACCTCGGTGGTTCTCGAACAGGGCGAGGCGCTGGCGCGGGGACGTTCGCTTCTGGCGGAAGCGCGGGCGGCTCAGGACCGCGCGGCCTTTGCCCTGCCGGAGACCCGCATGGCGGTGGAGCCGGGCTCGGTCCTGAACGTCGCGCGGGAAGAGGGAGAAGTGATCCTTCGTGTCGCCTCCACCGAAGACGAGGGCGGCCTTCGCCGGATGGATGGGCACAGCACCGACCCAGGCGCCTTCGCCGAGATGCCCGCCGTCCTGATGGCCGACCCCGAAACGCCGCCTGTCACCGCCGGGGCTCCGGCCTTCGAAGTGATGGACCTGCCGATTCCGGACGCCGGGGATGGCGGCGCGAGGCTGTTCCTCACAGCATTCGCCGAACCGTGGCCGGGCGCTGTCGCCTTTCACCGCGGAAGCGGCAGCGATGCGCCTCTCATCGCCTCTCTTCCGCGTCAGTCGATCATGGGCCGGCTGACCGAAGCGCTCGGTCCCGGCCATGCGGCTCGTTGGGACAGGGCGAACACATTGAAGCTCCGCCTCCATGGCGGGCATCTCAGCAGCCGGCCCGAAGCGGAGATCCTCGGCGGCGCGCATCTGGCGGCCGTGGGAACGGCGGAAGGCTGGGAGCTTCTGCAATTCGCCTCGGCGATTCTCGGCGATGATGGAACCTATCGGCTGAGCGGCCTCCTGCGCGGCCGGTTCGGGACCGAAGCTGCCGCGCTCACGGGCGCTTCGGCAGGGGCGCGCTTCGTCCTTCTGGGGCAGGAAGAGGCGCTTCCTTTGACCCCCGATTTCTGGGGCCAGAAGACCGTCTGGCAGGCCGGGCCCGAAGGCAGCCTTCCCGGCGCCTATCCCTTCCGTTCCCGCGCCATCACGGCCCGAGGTCTTGGTGCGAAGCCCCTGGCGCCGGTCCATCTGCGTGCCGAGCGGGATGCGGACAGCACCCTCTTTCGCTGGACCCGCCGCACCCGCATCGGAGGGGAGCATTTCGGACCCGGCGACGTGCCCCTGGGTGAGACCGAGGAGCGTTATCACCTTGTCTTCCAGGACGTGAACGGTGACGTGATGGGCGAAGGCGTATCGGACCGGCCCGAATACCGCCATGTGGGTCCAGCGCCCGCAAGGATGGCCGTGCGCCAATGGTCGAGCGTTTTCGGTGAAGGGCAGGCCGCGTTTCTGACCCTTTGACCGCGAGGAAACGCTTGAAAAATGGGCGTGCGGAACCGACATCCACCTGTCGGAAAGCAAGCGGGAGTGCCCTTTGGCGAAGGATCCATATACGGTTTTGGGTGTGGGGCGCTCCGCGTCGCAGGACGAGATACGCAGCGCCTACCGCAAGCTCGCCAAGCAGCATCACCCGGACCGCAACCAGGGTGATGCCTCGGCGGAGGAGAAGTTCAAGGCCGTTACCGCAGCTTTCGAAATCATCGGCGACGAGGACAAGCGCCGCCGCTTCGACCGGGGCGAGATCGACGCGGACGGCAATGAACGGTCGGTCTTCGGCCAGGGCGGCCCCTTTTCCGGCGTCGATCCGGCCGAAGCCGCCGAACGGTTCCGCCGCCGGGCCCGCCCCGGCCGTCAGAACAGCGGCGGGGGTTTTGAGGATTTCTCCGACATCTTCTCGGATTTCTTCGGCCGCGGCGAAGCAGGCCCGCGTGCCACGCCCCGCGCGCAAAAGGGTCGGGACGTGCGAACCCGGCTCACCGTGCCCTTTCTCGACGCCGCGCGCGGCAGCGCCAAGCGGGTCACGCTTCCAGGCGGGGAGACGGTCTCCGTCACCATTCCCGAGGGCCTGCGCGACGGGCAGAGCCTGCGGCTTCGCGGCAAGGGCCACCCCGGTACCCATGGCGGGCCGGACGGCGACCTCTTCGTCGAGGTCTCGGTAGCGCCCGATCCGCACTTCACCGTCGAAGGCGACAATGTGACCACCGAGGTGCCGCTTCCCCTCAAGGACGCGGTCCTGGGCGGCAAGATCGAGGTGCCGACCCTCACCGGGCGGGCGACCATTCGCATTCCCCCGAACACTTCCTCGGGCAAGGCCTTCCGCCTCAAGGAAAAGGGCCTGCGCAAGAGCAAGTCCGGCAGCTACGGAGATCTGATCGCCCGTGTGCGCATCGTGCTTCCCGCGCAGCCTGACCCCGAACTAGAAGGGTTCATGAAGCGTTGGTCACCTGAGACTTCCGAGAAGGAACCCGGAAATATGGCCGCAACCGGCTAG